GTTGTTGGTTGTATCCTAGAAGACCATGTTGTTTATATTTTAATTGCTGTAGTCACCCACCCAACGAGTGAGTGAGTGTAACAGTCGTTAAGCTGTTGTTGTGACTGGTGTCCAAGTTCCTGACGCTACTGTACAGATGTACAATCGTGTTGATGCGCTTGAGCCGTCTGTTCGTACAAATAGAGAGCCTTTTGGTGCAGCCATGGTTGGCGCTCCTGTTCCTGCTGCGATGTTGATACCGCCTAGGTTGATGTTCTCAAATGATGGGTTTAGTCCGTTTGCTACTGGCATTTTGATGTTTTGTTATTACTTAGTGAGAGGGTTTAAGGCTGAACGCTGGTGGGAACATTCAACCCTAAAACCTCCCACCAAGTGAGAGGTTAGTAAGGTGCTATGCGAGTGTGATGTCGATAACAAGTGAAACTTTAGGTGCCCATAGTTTGAATCCTACGTAACCATAAGTTGCAACTTCCATTCCAGTTTTACCTGAAACCATTTTTTCTTCTGTCTTTGTTCCTCCTGGTAGAGCAACTGTAGCCATGTTCTTGACTCCAGCAACTCGGTGACCTGCGTTTGTCCAAGTCTTTGTTCCAACTGTAGCGTCGGTGAAAGTACCTGTTCGTACAACGTAGATGTCTACTCCCATCCACTGTCCAACCATACCGTTGTTTAATACGTTGTCAGCGAAAGTGAATCCGTTAGTCGCACCAGCTTGGTATAGACCTACCATGTCAGTGTTTTCTAGTACACAGAACTTTCCGTTGTACGAGTCTGAGAAACCGTCAACTTGTGCGTTGATGTTAGCAAAGATTGTGTTTACGTTAGCTGCTGTAGTGAATCCTCCTGCTGGTGTGGTGTAAGTTCCTGTTCCGTCTTCACAAAGGTTGTTCAATACAAACTCATCGATTTTCTTAGCTACGTTGAAAGCCATTTGCTCTGTTCGTGCTGCGAATAGGTCGAATTGTGTAAGAGACTCTTGGAAGTCATGGATGTGTTCTCCAACGATGAACTCGTCAGTTACAGTCAATACATCATCTGTAGTTGTGAAGTCTGCTGGAGTGTAAGTACCTGCTAGAGCTTGTACAACAACGGTTGGTGTTGAACTGTAAGGTGATTGGATTCGTAGGTTGTCTGATCGGTCAACAGAAGTGATAGCTTCTGAAACCATAGCGCCTCGTAGAAGTGTATCTAGAGTAGCTGATCGGTATTTGTCACGATATACTCGTGCTGCGATAGTGTTATCCATTTTAGGGTTAATTTAGTTTATTTAACCCCACCAGTAGCTACTTCTTACCGATTCGCATTCGTGCTAGTTTCGCAATATCTTCTGGACTACTAGGCATGATACCTTTCTTGGCATCTGACATAAGTCGTTCATCTGATACTGTCCCACTTGATCGTCGCCCTGTGCCTGTGTTAACAGCCATAGCAGACTTTCTGATTTGTGCGTTCTCGGCAAGAGTAGCTTTTATGACGGTTGACTCTAGGGCTTTAGCAATGGAAATTCCTTTCCGGTCTGCATAGTCTAGAATCTCGTCTAAGTCCTCTTGGGTGTCAATGTCAGCATTGAAGATAGCTTTCTGGTCAAAGATAGATAGCTTACTATCAGTCCTTGGTGCTGCTGTCTTCTCTGCTTTCGGTTTTTGTTTTGCTTTGATGATTGCTGCCTCTGCTTTCTTGGCTCGGGCTTCCCAATCAACTTCTTCTTCGGTTGTGTCATCTTCTGATTCTTCGTCAGTAGTTTCTTCAACTTCTTCTTCTAGAGTTTCAGTAGTCTCCTCTACAGTTTCTTCGTCGTAATTATCCATACGCTTGGGTTATTTTAGTGAAGGCATTTTTATCTTCCGCCAACTCGGAACTTACTAATATTATACCACGTCTACTTGCTGCTGTTCTTCTTTGCGTCTTCCATAGCCTTCTCTAAATCCTCTGCTGATTGTTCAGCAATAACTTGGATAGAACGTAGTCCTCCCTCTAGGTGATTAAGCATAGATTGGTGTGACGCCACTGCTAGTACTCGTCCTTCTTCTGACAAGTTCTTCAGGTCTAGTCCACTCCATGAATCACGGTAAAAGCCAACTGGCGTTTCAGACTCAGCTGTTTGCAATAGGATTTTCCGTAGTGTGATAAGTCCTTGCTCGTTATCTTTGAACGTCGCTTTAATCCAAGCTAGTTCATTGTCGTCTAGTCGTCGAAATTTCTTTTCCACCATAGTGATTTATTTTTTAGCTTTAGTAACTTTCTTCTTCATTGCTTCTAGCTCTAGATCGTTGTCGTCAGGGATTTCCTGTGGTTCATCCTTCACAGAGTCTAGTCCGTAACGAGCGAATAGAGCTTCTTTCTTTGCTGCGTACTTCACTGGGTTTTGCTTCTTGTAAGCTGCGATAGCTTCAAGAGCTGCTGCTTTGTCGTCCTTTGAGATCGGTGTGTATTCAATACGTGCCATAATCTTGTTTTTTATTGTTTGTAATAATTTCATAATTGGTTCCACCCCACCATATTATTCTAGTTGAGGTGTAGCTGGTGCTTCTGGTGCGACTGGAGCAGAGGCTCCCATTGATCCGCCTTGTGGTGCTGGCGCTTGTTGTGTAGTAGTTAACTCCATTGGTGAGAAGATGTCTGTCTCCTCTAGGATTTTAGCTAGTACTAATCGAGCGTTCTCGATGTCTCCTAGTTGAGCTAGTTTACCAAGTGTGTCATTGAGGTTAGATAGGATAGCTTGCTTGTCAGACTGTTCGTTAGTGACTTCAATCTCTACATCCCATTCAAAGCCGTCAAAGATTTCTTTCCAAGTCTTCTGTGATAGTTCATCTGGTGCAAAGTATCGGTTGTTACCTAGTGACTTCATTTCTCCTGCTACTTCACGTTCTGCCGTCCTTGGGTCGTATGCTGCTGGTACTTGTGACATGTCATCTGTCTCTAGTGCCTTGATGACTTTCTCTACTGCCATTTCGTTAAAGCGCTTCTTAGCTTCGTTAGGAATGTACAGTGAGTCAATTTGTTTGATACTCATGTTGTCGAGTGTCGCTACGATTTCTTCTTTCGTATCTAGTTGCTTCTTGATGTTTGGAATAACAAACTCTCGCCAGATTTCTTCTAGGGCTAGACCTTTGTTCTCTGCCATTAGTTCGAATAGGGATAGACCTTGAGCAGTTGTAATCTGCACTGTTCCTAGGGCTGTTCCTGATGGTGGTGTTACACCTCTAGCCGCGTCAGGTGTAGATACAATGTCGTTACCTTGGTTCTGCCAGTCAACCTTGCTGTTCTGTAGTGAGCCGATGTCATGTGAGGTGTTGGCGAGTTGAGTCAGAGGTTGGTTCATTTCATGGTAAAGGATAGTACCGTTATCTAGGTCGCCAGTGTTCTTGCCTTGGTACGCTGGGTCAGAGGTTTGGAATACCATCTTAGACGCTAACTCTAGGTGGTCTTTGATAGCTTTCTCGTTATGGTTCACCATCCACTGTGCTTCAAATAGGTGTTCTACTGCACCGATAGACATGACTCGACCATCTTGCTTGATGAGGTGCGCGATGTGATATGGGTTCTTCTCTTGTCCTTTGTATAGGGTGAAGTCTAGGTAGTCACCATCTTCTGTAGTATCAAATGCACAGATGTGAACTTGTTGAACGTAGATTTCCTCGTCAGACTCTTTGCCTGTAAGAAGTGACTTAGGTAGTTCACCGTGAAGCTCGTACACCTCGATGTAGTCGTTTTTGTTGTCAGACTTGTCACCACCCACAGTCTCGCGGGCTTTCTTTGCGTGTTCGATTAGTGACTCTACCTGGTCAGCTTCAAACAGTTTATTCTTTCTTAGTTGAGCAGGTGTCCAGTAGTGCTTCTCGATGACTGGGTTGTTATCAAAGTCGATAGCGTCAACGATTAGTCGATTCCATGGTACAACTTTAGCAATGAGCTTACCGTCTTGTTCCACAAACTTAGACACAGCTGAACCATAACGAGCCATAGTCAGTCCCCAGTCGTTGAGCCAGACACCGAAGTTAGCTTTACGCATCCACTCCTTACTCTTGGCGTTAGCGAGCATCGCAGTAGTGTGTGCCGATGACTTGGTAGACTTGATACGAATGTTAGACCGGTCAATGTCAGTAGCTCGATACCACACGTTAGATGCAGCAGTTACGATGTTGAAGAACGGTTTGTCGCGTCCTAGTGAATCCTTCTCGCCAGATACATGCTTACTGTTGAGGTAGGCTTCAATCTTGTCGATGTTTTCTTTTGGTGAGAACTGAACATGCTCACTGATTTGGGTATCAGAGTTGATGTAGTCTTGTTCTTGTTTTCGTACTATGTCGAGTGCTGTGTGCATGTGTATTGAAGTTGTCCACCAACGTCATTTAATAAAAGAATTAGTTTGTCTAAATTATACCATGCTTATCT